TGTACTCACGCTCAAGCCCATCGAGCCCGGTTAAGTATTTTCGCCTGACCTTAACAAAATCAGTCACCCTGGACGCAGCAAGCGGCAAGAGTTCGGTCAGTACAAAGTCCTGGTCAATCTGTGTGCGTTCTACGCGGGCTGCCTGACGCCTTGATATTTGCTCTCGGACACTAACATTTACCAACAGTCGCCCGGCTTGCTCATTTGCCGTCTTTTTGCTGTATCCCGCCCGGATAGCAGCCTGCGTCGCATTGAGGTCAATCAGGTATTCATCAACGAACCGCTTTTGCTTTGGTGTCAGTTTTTTCTCGGCCATCCGATCACCGCCTTCCTGCCGGGAAAGATAGGGCGCAAGGTTGTCCTGTGGCGGCAGCAGTAGCCTATCCGCAGGTTGTCCTTACACCCTACCCCGTTATGCAAACGGCCCGGAGGTAACCAGCCGTCGCGTTTCCTAAAAAAGATGAAAGCCGCCCCGAATGGAGTGGCTTTCATAACTCTACATGCTACAGTTTAACCGCTACCCCCTGTGTTGTCAATGTAAACGTTTTTTAACGCCGATTCGTACTTATACATCACCCATCTGTAGCCCTTTCCGGCGCGCTTTGCGATGTCCACAAAAGTGATCCCCCGGATGTAATGGTCAGCTAACAGTTTCGCCTCAGCCGGGTCGGGCAGAGAGTTTATTGCCGCAAGCGTTTCGGTTTTTAAGCCCCGCAGCTCATCGACCATTTTATCAACCTTGATTTCGGCATCGACAATACCGGAAACGATATTGGCGGTCTTGTCTGCCTGCCCGGACTGTATGGCCGGGGCATCCAGCGTCTGCGTCGTATGCATCGCCAAGTCTCGCATTGCCGCAATGCTTCGGAGCGCGACGTTGATTTCGAAATTCAGCCGGGTATATCTGCCGAGCCACCATTTTTTGTAATCAAGCCCTTCGGTCACGCCGTTTCCTCCTCTTATAGCTTTTGTAGAAAGCTTTGGTCTCCCGCGCCGTACGCTGCAGCTGTTCCGGGTTGGACGATTGCCTGCAAAAGGAAAACAGGATAATGTCATTAAGCCACTTCAATGCGTCCCCCACTTTCCCTGCCATCACAGCGGGCAGATATGCTGGTTTTTAACACCCCAGCCATGCCGCTGGATTTCGGTATTTGCCCGATCATCTGTCAGCCCTGCCGCAAACTCGACCACAATGTGGCATTTATCGCAGATAACCTGTGTTTTAGTGCTTGATGGGTGCTTAATCATTTAGGGTACCTCCGGTTGTTTTCTTGATTTATATAAAGCAGTATTTGCACGCATAGAAAGCCCAGACAGAAAACTGCCGCAATTGTGCTCATTTCAGCGGATATCCTCCTTCTTTTCCAGCGGGCAAGCATACTGGCTGGGCATGGCGCACGCCTCCGCCAGCGCGTCGTATGCGTCGCATATAGTGCACGGCCCTCCTTTTGCCGGCCTTGTGATAACCACCGGTTCAATAGGCCCTCCGCAGTTCGGGCAGTCCTCCCTATCGCTGATAAGGTGCCCTCGGGCTCCGCACTTGGAACACTTGAAATGGTCTGTCATTATTTCATCGCCTCCCATGGTCGTTTATCATGTGTTGAAATCGTGATAACCTGTCCCTTTTTTCATGTGCGCTTTTACTGCGGCGGGGCGCGACCACATCCTCGCAAACTTTTTCCACTCGTCGCTATAATCGCCTTTTTTCATACAATCGTCTTGATATAATTGCGCAAACGGCATAGCCCCCGCATTGTAGACTTCCCGTAACCGCGCCTCATTCTTTGCCATGTCGTCACCTATAAGCACATAGGCATTAATCTTGTTGCGGTTATATCCAGCCTTTTTGAGTTTATCAACAGCCTTTTTGAATGTTGTCAATGCGCCATCCGTGTCGCAAGCAAGCCATAGGGCGGCAATCCGCAGATTTGCTATGCCGTCGATAAAATGCTCATCAATCAGCCTCGCTTCTAAACCGCCTTGAAAACTGATTTGCCGTTGCGATTTAAGCATTTCAAAAACCCTGTCTTTGTGCGCCTTGCTTGCTTGCAAGAAGTTGTTATCCTGTACGATGTTTCCCGACACAATCGGCAATTCCCGCAGTTTGCCCTCTCGTTTCGGCACAAAGCACCACGGGCAGTTATTATTGCAGCCTCTTGTAGTAAAAGTAACGCCTTGTCTGATATACCGCCCAGCGACGAAATCATCACAAGGGCTTGAAAATGCCGGGCCGCCTATTTTGACGGGCTTTTTGGTTACATCACGCCATGCGGAAATAAGGTAATTACAATATTCCCTATCCCATGTAAAAGCGCAGGAAACATGAACCTCGTCGTGATCCGGTATTATTTCACGAAATGGCGGTAAACCGATAAAGGCATATTCATCAATGGGTGTGAAGTTGTTGCGGCTCGGGAACACGCGCACTATTCTCATCGTTTCACCGCCTCGCTTTCTTTTTTTTTTTTTCGCGATGTCATTCTCAATCCGCTCAATCATTTCCCGGTTCCTCCTGTCTGGCCTCTAACGGACAAGCATATTGGCTTGGCTTAGAACACTTGAAATGGTCTGTCATAGTTTTTCTCCCTTCACTTTTTCAATTCGTGCTTTCAGGCTTTCAATCAGGTCCTCTTGTGTTGCGCCTTTTTTGCTTATTGCCGCCAGAACGTCCTCGTCTCGCCCGCCCTGTACGGCCAGATGATGCACGATGACCTTCTGGGTTTGCCCTTGCCTGTGTAGCCTCTTGTTTGCCTGCTGGTATAGCTCCAGGGACCAATTCAGGCCAAACCACACAATGTGGTTTCCGCCGTCTTGCAGATTCAGCCCGTATGCCGTGGACGCCGGGTGTGCCAGCAGTACGTCAATCTCTTTGCTGTTCCAGGCGTCAATGTCCTCCGGGGCCCGGAGCTCTCTGACATGCAGCGCGGCAGGGATAGCCTGCCGGAGCCTCGGAAGGTCGTGCCGGTAATTGTAAAACACCAGGACCGGCTGCCCGTGCAGCTGCTCCAGCAGCTCACGAAAGGCCTCTACTTTGCAGTCGTGCACCGGAACGGCTTCCCCCTCCTCGTTGTACACAGCCCCGTTGCACAGCTGCAACAGCTTGTTTGACAGGGACGCCGCCGTCGAGGCATTGATGACTTCATCGTCCACATCAATCAGCAGTTCTTTCTCCATGCGGGTATAGACACGCTGTGCTGCCGTGTCCAGTACGACCGGAATATTGTCCTCCACGATATCCGGCAGCTGCAGATAATCCTCCGCCCTCATGGAGATGCAGATGTCGCTGATCTGCCGGTGTATGGCCTCGGCCGCTCCGGGTTTCAGTTTCCAGGTGAAAATCTGCTGTGCGCTCCGCTGATCCGGCAGGAAATACCTCTCCCGGTATCCGCCTATTGTCCGGCCGAGCCTCTCCCCGCCGTCCAGCAAGTACAGCTGCGCCCACAGGTCCAGCAGCCCGTTCGGCGCCGGTGTGCCGGTCAGTTCCACCACACGGCTGATTTTCGCCCTTACGCGACGCAGCGCCCGGAACCGCTTCGCCTGGTGATTTTTAAAGCTGCTGCTCTCGTCCAGTACGACCATGTCGAACGGCCACGCCTTATCAAACCGGTTGACCAGCCATTCCGTGTTCTCCCGGTTGATGACATACACGTCTGCCGGCGCTGCCAGTGCCTTCTCCCGCTGCTTGGCCGTCCCGATGACTACAGACACCCGCATGTCTTTCAGATGCTCCCATTTCGACGCTTCCGTGCTCCAGGTTGCCTCAGCCACCTTTTTCGGGGCAATGACCAAAACACGGTCGACAGCGAACCGGTCGAACTTCAGCACCTTGACAGCTGTCAGCGTAATGATTGTCTTGCCGAGGCCCATATCGAGAAACAGCCCGATAGCCGGATCATCAATAAGACGCCGGATGCAATACCGCTGATATTCATGTGGCTTGAATTGTGTCAAGACTATTTCCTCTCACCCAGTATGGCATTGACCTTTTCCCGGCTGTCCACATCCGCATACACTGTCAGCCCGAGTTCCCGCATTTGTTTTTGCTGGAACCGCTGCAGCGGGGTCGACGCCTTGCCGGGTGCCTTTGTCTCGACGAAGAACACCCTGCCGCCCGGCAGGCATACCATCCGGTCGGGCACTCCGTCGTTTCCGGGGCTGACGAACTTATAAGCTTTTCCGCCCATCTTTTTGACCCTCTCCCGGAGGTAAGTTTCGACCGCTTTTTCCCGCATGTTTTTGTTTCTCCTTTTGCATCATTCAACCCGATGTAACTTTGTAACTTCATTTTCCTATACATGTATGTGATCAGGCGCGTTAGGCGTTTTAGACGTTCGCGTTACAGCCTGTTACAGCCTAAACAGCCTAATTTGTATATCTCTATGGGTTTTTAAAGTTACAAAGTTACAAAGTGCCTTCCGCCTTAGAGTATCAAGGGCTTGGAGTGTAACTTTTGAAAGTTACATCGAAGTTACAAAGTTACACTTTTTGTAACTTTCCCTTTGAAAGTTACATTTGAAAGTTACAAAGTTACACATCTTTCTGGAATCCTTTTTGAGCACCACAATAACCGAATCGGGCTGTCTTTTTCATGCGTTTCCAGCCCTCTATCGACGCTATCGCGGCATTGATTTCGACGGCATCTGTATATTTGATCATCTTGGCATCGCCGTTAAGCGCCTCGCACCACACTTCCAGGGCACACACTTTATCACGCGGCACGAGCACCACGTCCTCGATTTCGACGCTGTCGCCGGCCCAGTACATCCGGCGCTCCTGCAGGGAATATGCTGACCACCCTTCGGGCACCGGGCGCTCGACGAACTCCCGGATCAGGCCTTCACGCGGCGACCGTTCGCGGTGGGCCTCCTGCTCCTCGTATGCGGTTTTAGCCAGGTCTCCGGAGAGGAACAGCAGCTCGCCGAGCTTCCAGCGGGCGACGGCTTCGGCCCACAGCTGGTCGACTTCTGCCTCGAGATGCTCGAAAACGTCTTTTGTTGCTTCCTGCTGTGCAAGGTCCACCGGCCAGAAACGCCGGTTGCCGGTTTTATCCCGCAGATATTCCCCGTTGTTTGAGGTGCCGAAGAACACGCAGCGGCGCGGGTACCATCCCACATGGCGGCCGTATGCCGGCCGGAAAAGGTCCTCGCATTGGCTGAGGAACTGCTTGATCCTGCCTATTTCTGATTTGTTAAAAGCCTCCAGTTCGCCAATTTCGACCAGCCAAACACCCTGGACGAGTTCGCTCGCCTCCTTGCCCTCGAAGGTTTTGATGCTGTCGGAAAACCATCCGCGGCCCATGGTCTTGAGCAGCGTGCTTTTACCGATGCCCTGGGGGCCGGTCAGGATGGTCATGTGGTCGAATTTGCAGCCCGGCGTCATCACCCTGGCGACGGCAGCCGTGAAGGCCTTGCGGGTTACTGCCCGGTTGTAGACATTGTCGGCCGCTCCGAGGTAGTCGATGAGCAGGGTATCGAGCCGGGGTGTACCGTCCCAGGCAAGGCCTTCGAGGTATTCCCTCACTTCGTCGAACTCGTGCGCGTGTGCGCACAGGCTCAACGCGTCGCTGATTTTCTCTTTACCCGTCAGGCCGTAGGATTTCTCCAGATACCACCGGGCGCCGCTGTCGTCGTTATCGGTCCATGCGCGCCTCTCTGTGCGGGTATCCCAGGGCAGAGCACCTAAAGCTGCCCCCCGGTTGGCAAATGCGTCGTAGGCCAGTTTACCGGCTAAATAGGGGTCCAGTTCCAGAATCAGCCGGGCATTTTCTGCGGTCTTGAGCACATGCCCCTTGGCGGATACCTGCAGCATTGACTGCCAGTGGTTGTCGTCTGTCACGGCCTCCGGCAGCAGGTCTTTGAATTCCTCTGTTGCTTCTTCGTACTTTTCACGGACCAGCGACGCCGAAACATCCGGGTCAGCTGCTGCGAGCTCGAGCATGGCCTGGAACGACGGCAGCTTGTTGACGGGCGTGTCGGCCTTGGCGTCGTCGTCCATGCTGCTGAACTTATGCAGCCGCACCAGGTCAAACGAGTTTACAAGCCGCCCGCTGCAGGGGTCTGTCGCATGGTGGCTGTACAGGTATTTGCCGTTATCATAGAGCACCGCGCCGCCGGCAGTGCTGCCGCCGATAAAGGTGTATCGTCCGGGGATATCGGTCGGCTCATAGACACCGGGCAGCAGCTCGTCCATCGCTTTATAGATGTCGTATTTCCGGCAAAACGAGCCAACGACACCCTTCTTTGCCTCAGGGTCTCCCTGCCGTGCTGCTGTCTTTGTGTGGACATCCGCCGCCCCGGGTACGGCCGGCCAGCTGGTCACGTCGTGCCAGTTGTCATAGAGGGACAGCATCGCATCGGCACAGGCGAGCGGCTGATCGCTGTACTCGAACACATACTCGGCATCGGAGCAGCAGGACGGCCAGTACATCAGCCGCCATGCCTCGAAAGTTGACACGTCGCAGTATTCCATGCCGATGCACTCGGCGATTTTCCGCCCGATGGGCTCGTATTCGTCCGGCGGCACGGTCCGGTCGAGTGGTATGACTACCCGCAGCCTCGGCTTCTCCGGTGTATGCTTGCGGGTACTATACACAGCATAACAGCAGCCGAGAACCTCGACCCGTGACAGCACTTCACGGGTTCCACCGGCGGGCACGTTGTCCATGTCGAGGGTCAGCAGGTCGCGCCCGAGAACGTTTTCGGCTTTCCTGCGCCCGTCGCGCAGCGTACCGCCGACGAAGCCGCCGACATCCTTGAGGTCGTCCTGCTTGGCTTTACTCAACCGCAGATAGTCCGACATCGTTTCCGTGCTGCGCTGTGGGGTGCTCAGGCGGGTAAATAGCGCGGACACAGTCGTTTTCTGTGCTGTCCAGTTGACGGCTCTCCTGCTGTTCGCCACGCTGATAGAGATTGGTCTATTGTTTTGGAGCACCATTGTGCTACTCCTTCGTGTAGTAATTTCCGGTCCATCCGTCAGCTGAGAGGGGCAGCCCGCGGGCCCATGCAGGTGCCTCGCTGAGGATGCTGATCACCTGTTCGAGGCAGTCTGTCGGTGACTCGACGATGATTTCATCGTGTACGTGGAACACCACAGCCAGACCGGCGGCCTCGACGCGCTCAATGGCTTCGGCGAGGATATCGCGGGCGATGGCCTGCACGATATTCTCGACAAGCTTGCCCCCGTATGTCTCCTGCGTGGTCCACTTTTTTGTTGTCTGGTCCATGCCTTGATAGCTGATACTCTCCCGGCCCCAGCGGTTCATCGTGAGGGCAGGGCGGGCGTAAAACAGTTTTCTGCCGCTCGGCAGGGTAATGGTCAGCCACAGCTGGTCGGTTTTCTTGTCACCTTCCAGGTCGAAAATGACGCGGCCGTTGACAAGTAGACGGGAGCCGGTCTCGATGGTCTCCCTGGCGGTCTCCTCGACGCGCTGCCACAACTCCACGATGTGCTTGTTTGCCTGTCTCCACCGGTTAACAAGGTCAGACATTTCCAGTTCGTTGAGGCCCATATCGGCCGCGCCCATAGCCGTGAGGGCATTGACGCCGCCCTGGTATCCGAGCGCCAGCGTGGCGATTTTACCTTTTGCCCGCATGGCTTTGTCGACTTTATCGACCGGCACACCGAACATCTGAGCTGCGGCAGCTTCGTAGATTTTGCCGTCACCGCAGAACACGCGAAGCACCCAGGCCTCGTCGGCGAGCCAGGCGATGACGCGGGCCTCGATGGCGCTGAAATCGGCATCGACAAACACGCAGCCGGGAGAGGGGATAAACGCCGTGCGGATCAGCTGCGAGAGGGTTCCGTTGATGCTGCCGAAAATGAGCTGTATTTTGTCCGGCTGTACCCGGCGCACAAGGTCACGGGCCAGGTCGATGCTTTCCGGCTCCATGTGCGTCTGCGGCAGGTTTTGCACCTGCACCAGGCGTCCGGCCCAGCGGCCTGTCCGGTTGGCACCGTAGAACTGCAGCAGTCCGCGAATTCGCCCGTCCGAGCGCACACAGGCAAGCATGGAGTTATACTTTTTCGTGCTGGTCTTTCCGAGCTCCTGCCGGATTTCAAGCACCCGACGCACGGTATCGTTCGGCAGGTCTCCGGACTTCAGCAAGTCTTTGACCGTGCTTTTCCGCATATCCCCATAGACTTCGTCTGTCGCGGCATTAACCCACGCTTTGAGCTGTGCGACGCTGTTAGGGTTATCCATGCCGCTGAGATGCGACGCCTCGGCCGTGAGCTCCTGTACAATCTTTTCTCCGCACGCGACCGCTCCGGCGACAAACGGCAGGTCGATGGCTACCCCTCGCAGGTTGATCAGCTGGTCGGTTTGCCATTGCTTCTGTACATCGTCGGGCACCGGGAACCGCTTGAGCCGGTAATAGATTTCCCTCTCCGTGATGACATCCTGCTCGTTGTACTTCTTGAACAGCTCCCACTTCTCCGGCTCATGCTGGGGCAGTGTCCGGGTTCTCTGCCCGTTTGTTCTTGTCGGTTTGCAGGGCAGGCAGAACGTGCGGATCAGCGCTGAGCCGGCTGACAGTTTACGTTTGTCTGCCGGCAGCCCCGCGGCGACACCGGCAGCGGCAAGGTCCGCGGGGTATCCGCAGTACAGGCCGTGCAGCATCGTACAGTGCCACTGCTTGAGCCAGTCGATAGCAGCAGTAGACCTCAGGTGGAAATGGTGGCCGAGGCAGATAATCTCGAATTGAGCATTGTAGGCGTGTTTTGTGACGGACGGGTCGAACATTGCGGAGAAAATGCTGTCAGGGATATCCTCTCCGGCCGTGAAGTCGACCACTTGAACAGGTCCGTCGTCTATGGCATAGGCAAACAGCAGTATAGTGAAAGCGTCGTCCTCGACATATTTATAAACGCCCGCGGATGATAGGTCCGTGCCGCTGAACGTTTCGATATCTATAAACAGGTTTAACATGCGCTACCTCCGGGGGGAGGAGGGGGAGATATTGCACTCCCCCTCAGCAAATGTCGGTTTAGGGCAGTAACTCGTCTTGAACGGCTTGGCCGGTAATCGGGTCGATATCGGCATAGACTGCGGGCGCGGCCGCTCCTCTGCCGGGGACCGCCCTTGCAGGGGCGCTACTGACAACCTCTGCAAAATCTTTCGCGGGTGTCGAATAGTCTCCGCTCAAGGGCTCGCCGTCCGCGACTTTGAGGATATTGCCGAGCCCGCAGCCGATGCCTTTTCCGCCGCGGTTGTTGTATGCGAAGAAGCGGATTGTGGCTCTCGCGTACATGCCGGAGTAGATTTCGGTGCTGTCGATGATTTCGCTCAGCGAGCTGTCGACGATGCCGGGTTTGTTTTTCGTGGAAGCGCCGAGCACCCAGCAGCCTTTGCACTCCTCGCCGTAGGGCTCTCCGCTCTCGCGGACCCCGTCGCCGTCATGCAGCGGGACGTGGATGCTGGGGGGCTTGACACCACCCCAGGTCTTGGCGATGCCGGCCTTGGCGGCTTCGCGGATGGCGGCGTCGATATCGGCTTTTGTCGCGGTGTCGGTTTTCGGGATAAGCAGCACAGCGCTGTAGCGCGGCGAGCCGTCGATGGAAGGGCGGGGGGTTGTCAGATGCACATAGCTGAGACGGACCTTTCCGGTGAGAACTTTCTGAGGGTCGTTTTGATACATGTCGGTTGCTCCTTTTTAATATTGTTTGTCGGATATCGAGCAGCTGTTTATTCCGTGTCCACCCCCTCGAAGTCGAGCCGGGCGCCGTTCGGGCAGTACGGTTCGCGTTTGTCGGTTTCCGGTGCGAGCGTGGGTTTCCCCGGGGGCACGATGATATTGCCGGATAGCAGCTCCGCAAACTTTGCCTTGCCCAGCAGTTTTTCAACCGCCGTCATGGTGATAGGCTTGCGTTCATAAAGCAGCGCCTCATCATACCCGGCGCCCTTGACAAGTTCCAGCGCCGCGTCGACGTCGCTGAATTGACGGGTTTTGCGGCCTTCTACGCACTTCCAGCCAGGCACGCTGCCGCCGTCGAGGATAGTCTTAAGTGCATATTCTTCGACATCCTTTACCCACGAGGCGAGCAGCTGACCCTGCGTAAGCACCAGTCCGATTTGTTCCGGCGTCATCTCGGCGGGCAGCGGCAGCGCCTTGTTCGGCCGCGGGTCAACGGCGAGCGCCGCTTGTGCGCGGGCGCCGCAGGTATGCCGGGCTTTGCAGAAATGGCTGGAGCACCACGGGCCGGGGCAGAAATCACCCGCGCCGGCGTATGCCAGATCGGCGACCGGGCGCACGACGTCAATGCCCCAGTTGAGCAGGTCGAGTGCGGACAAGCTGGATTCGCTGATATTGTCAAGGCGGGGCTGCACGATGGTCATTTTAACTGTGACGATGCTGTAGATAGCGGTGTAATAGCCAAGCGCCCCGAGGGCATACAGCATCATCTGCGGGTTATCATCGGCACTCACGGGCACGCCTTTGCCGTGTTTGTAGTCTACGACGTGCAGGATGCCGTCGCCGATGATGATGCAGTCGGCTGTGCCGAACCCGCCGGGGGCATAGTGGGAATAGTCAACGGTTTTCTCGGCCACGATATAAGGGCAGGCGTCGTATTGCTCCGCGATCGCGGCGATGGTGTCGATATAGGCATCTGTGCATGCTTCCATTTCGGGCTGATACAACGGATCAGCGGTGAGCTTTTTTAGCGCTGTTTTGTAGGACCGGTCGCCTATTGGCTCGATGAACCGCTTACGGAGTTTCAGCTCTGCAATTTTGTGAGCGAGGGTTCCTTCCGCGGCGTACTCGCTTTCCTCGTCGGGGAAATTGGCTTCCAGCCGCGCGGACGGCGGGCAGTGCAGCCACTTCTCCGCGCTTGACGCGCTCAGGATGGCGTGCTCGCTCATATCTCGGCCCCCAGCTTGGAGAGCTCCGCCGCGAACGCTGCGTACTGTGTTTTATCGAGGTTGGTCATGGCCTGCACGCCGAAACGCTGCAGCAGGTCAAGGAGCTCTGCGCGCTTGCCGGCGTCCAGCAGTTTAGCGGCTGCCTTGCTCAGCGCGGCGAACGATATGACCGCTGCCGGAGCGGGCGCGATAGGTTCGGGTGCTACCACTTCGGCAGCTTCAGTCTCCGGGATAACCTTTTCGGTGAAATGAGCGGGCGACACGGTGTTCTTCCCGGTCGCAAGGAACTGCTGAAGCTGACCCATCAGCTCCGGGACGTTTGAGAATTCGATGGTCAATGTCATGTGCTGTTTACCTCCAGTCAATTTTCTGTTTTGGTTTTACAGTTTCGGGCGTTTTGTCGATTTCCGGTGTGGTGGTCTCGAGCCAGTTTTTCAGCATCCGTCTGAGCCCGCGCTTGAGCTTTTGAATCTGTCGGTTTTCCCAGCTCACAAGCTGCTTTTCATACTTGAGATAACCAATGGCGAGCGCGATGATGGCGATTGCCTCAGCCAGTATCCCCAGCCACTGCAGGCCTGTCATTCTGCTTTCCTCCTCTCTCTTTACGTTGTTCCCTGTACTGCTGCTGCTTTTGCCGCTGGTACTCTCTCCGCGCTTCGGTCCTGTTCGTGTGGTTTTTCCGGTCAAGCTTGAACCTGTACCACAGCTCATGCTTTTGTTCGTCCAGTTTCTGCAGGAGCTCCTCGCCGTCGATGTCGGTCAGCTGGGCGAACCAGTCGGAGTGGAAAAACTGCACACACTCTTTTTTCGTTCTCCGTGCCGCCCTGTCCTCCGGGTTTCTCTCAACCAGTACGGCTGCCTCGACATAATCGACGGCTCCCTGGGCGATGATGGCATTGGCGAGCCGGGCGTAGGCATTGAAAATGGTTCCGGGTGTCGGGCTGTGCGGTTTGATGCGCGGCATTTTGCTGTAGTCCAGGTTCATACTTCTGCCCCCAGACCCTGCCCGGCGGTGTACCATAGCAGGAACGTGACAGTGGGTATTTTGTATCCGCGGTTGCCGTGGATATTCTTTTGCCATGAGAGGCCGAAAGGGCATTTGCCGGCATCTATGGCGCAGCGGAGGCCTTCGGGGTTCATGCCGAGGATGCGGGCGACATCTGCGGTTTTGAGGAAGCGCGGGTTTTCCTTGCACAGTTCAATGACATCGTCGAGCTGGTCCTGCAGCGTGATCACACCCTCACCCCCGGATAACTGGCGATGACAAACGTCGAGGCGAGAGCGTCGGGCATGATATAGTCGCTATGGTCAAACCCTGCAAACTCCTCCCCGTCTTCCAGGCAGACAAAGAAATTGCCGACGATAGGGATATCGTGCCCGCACCTGTTCTTGATGATGGCGTTGAGCGGTTTACCCTTGAGCACGCCCTCCTCGTCGCACACAAGCACCATATTGCCCGGCAGCGTTACTGTTTCGATATACCCGCCGACGAGCTTCTGCATGGCTTCCAGGGTGTTGTCGATGGTCGTCCACTCGAAGGGCTTGCCGGCGGCTTTGTAAAGTACGTTCATCTATTTTTCCTCCAATACGCCACACTCGTCGACGCGGTGAAATCCGTTTGCAAAGCCGATAATCGCGTTTCGTGCGGCAATGAAATCGGGGTCATCACATTCGAGGCGGCAGAAATGATATGCCAACTGACGGGCGATTTTAGCGTCAACCTTGACATCGAGCGAACCACACCACAGCGGCCAACTTGAAAAATCGAGGTTGGCACCCGTGAGGTTGGCACCCGTGAGGTCGGCACCCGTGAGGTCGGCACCCGTGAGGTTGGCACCCGTGAGGTTGGCACGCGTGAGGTCGGCACCCGTGAGGTCGGCATACGTGAGGTCGGCACCCGTGAGGTCGGCACCCGTGAGGTTGGCACCCGTGAGGTCGGCATACGTGAGGTTGGCATACGTGAGGTTGAGCAGTTTTTTGTCGTTGTTCGTGCGGATAAGGTCGATTAATTCTTGCTTTGTCATCCCTTAGTCCTCCTTAAACTCAACATACGGCGCGGCGAATTGGATCATCTTGCAGACAAGGTGTTTCGCGGGCAGCCCGGACGCGGCTTGCAGCTCGCGGATCAGCGCCATGCTCTCGTCATCGAGCCGGACAACGCTGCTGTCCCCGGGGTTGAATTTGCGGACGGTGAATACCAGTTTTTTCATATGTGTTTTCATCCTTTCAACAGTTCGTCGATTGTACATTCAAGGGTTTCGGCAAGTTTGATAAGTGTGTCGGTGCGTGGTTTGCTGTGAAAATGTCATTCAAAAAACTTTGTCCAACTTGTTCCAACCGCCTCGGCTATTGCCTTTGCTGCTGTTACGCTCGGTGTCGCCTTGCCCCGTTCGATTGCCGAAAGCATTTGTCGCGTGATACCTGCTTTATCGGCAATATCCTGTTGCGTAAGCCCTTTATCACGCCGCAAGAGTACTAACCAATTCATTTATTCGCCCCCTTTCAATTCCATCTGCGCCCATTGTAGCTAATTATATTTGCTTTGTCAATAGATTTTGCAAATATTTTTTAACATTCTTTCAAACCGCACAACACAAAATAAAAGCGGGGCGCACTATGCCGTAAATGGCACAGAAACGCCCCTACTATTTTAGAGTATAGCATATAAATAGCAATATATCAAGAATATTTTGTATTATTTATTTTTGGCTCTGCGTGCCTTCTTGTTGGAAAAGTGTGATTTGAGACGTCTGCAGCTGG